GAAAGGGCCTCGCCGACCAAGATTGGAGGTGATCATGTGGTTACGCTTAACTGTACTGAAAATGCCATAGGCGCAATTGTGCGTTTTGGCGAGGGTGGTCAGGGCTGGGGCGATTGGGGTTTTACAACCTCATATGCCGTTAGCTTTGTGCCGCCCAGTACAGGAAACTCACTAGATACGACTAGTATTTCTAGTTCGTATACTCACGGTGAGCAGAATCCTTGCGACCATCTAAAATGGGAAGGATCTAGTTCCTTGCCTTTTCCGGGTATCGAGTATTCGAACCCCGAGATAGCAGGTGGGCTAGGTCTGAATGCCCGTAGAATGGCAAGCGGTCCCTTTGCAGGGTACTACTGGCTCAACTACGGACATAGTTCCCAAACAGAATGGTGTGCGTGGCACGAAGTTAAGAATGATAAGCGTTACAGGTATGAATTATCCTGGAACGGCTCCATTCTATTCTATCGTTGCTCGCATATCTTCAAGGATGGCACAGTCTATTACATTGTAGAAAGCCGTACTACGTATCGTAGAACGTCTGGAACAACGTATTTAGGCTATTGTGAAACGCGTTTCGGCGACCCTCGGATTCCTTTATGGACCGAATGGAAGCCCCGCGGAACACACGTCGCTAATCTTGTTTCGTTCTCGACAGGTTTTACTGCCGACGCGATTCAACATTATCGGTCTGTTGTTTCTGCACGTTTTCACAATTGGGTTCATCCTCTGTATAATAGGCCTTGGGAACCGTTAAACGACCCGGACGGCGCATATTACGCCGGTAATGCTTCCCTTAACGCTGCGAATGGCTTTGATGCTATTAAATCAAATGTCATTGCAAACGTTACGGAGCTTCCAGAGGTCGGATCCACGATCCCTAATATCATTAGCGATATTAAATCACCGTCTGCTCGCTCTGCGGCAGATGCATGGCTTAATTATCGTTATGGTGATAGGCTAACTTACGGCGATCTTCAACAGATGGCTTCATCGCTGCGTGAGCAGTACGAAGTCTTGTCGAAAGATATCGTTCGTAAGAAATACGGAGCGGCGTCACATCAACGACAGTTTCACGACTGTTCGCAAACTATATCTTATAGTTGTGAAATAATCGCGAGAAATGGCGGCGTGGATTTAGAATCGACGTTACGTCGTATTGACGAACTTGGTTCTCTTCCAAACGTAGCCCGAGCTTGGGACTTAGTCCCTTACTCTTTTGTCGTTGATTGGTTCCTTAACGTATCGGAATGCGCAAGCATTATCGATTCTTGGTTTAAAACCAGTAGAATGGATATAGTTTGTTGCATACAATCCGTTAAGGGTGAGATTATTGTCCCATCGTCGAAACTTCTCGGTTTCGGTGAAGGCGAGATAATTCTCACACATTATTCAAGGACCGTAGGTCGTGAACCGGCTATGCCTGTCATGGACCTAGATCACTTGATTACCACACCAAAAGCCAAGAATTTCTTGGACGGTGCATCCCTGATATTGGGAGCTCTTAAGTAGACTAGTCATCTACTTAATAACAATCATCACCCGTGACTGGGTCATCCTGCGTTTAAAACAGGAGAAAGGAGTTGACAATTATGTCAAGAACCATTGTTATTCCGAACCCTGAATCGGCTACAGCGCATACCATTTCGTGTGATAGCATCGACTATAGTACTTTCGCTGAAATCGATACGAAATCAGCAAATGAAGTACACTTGGTCGATACGACACAGGGAATGGAAACGCCTATGCAAATTCGCTATAGTATCTCAGACGTTGCCAACATCTATAGTGGCACGTCCATCGATCCAAGCGTATATGCACCGATAAGGCGCGGTAAGTCTTTGCTTGCGCAAATGACTTTAACAGCTAAGGTAACCGATAATGCAGATCCATCGTACATGGTATTATTACCAATTTCGATGCACTGCGTTATAAAGGTTCCTCAGTCTGACTACCTTACAACAGACCATATCGAAAACATATTAAAGCATCTTATCGACACTTTATATGATTCGACTGGCACGTTTAAGGCTGGTTCTTTACTCCGCGGCGCCCTCAAGCCTTCTAATCTTGGTTGATTAGTTGCCTAAGGAGGGAGTCACATGAGTCATCGCTCGTCTATTACTAGATGGGAAAGCGCGCTAACTAAGTTAGTACGTGCCCGCAAGCAGAACACAACTTATCCATATAATAATATGGAAATCATAGTTTACACTATGCTTGGTTGTGTTGCGGATGATGTAACCGATCATTTCATCAGCATGTCTCTGACATGCGAGAGATGGTTTGATCACTGCACTCAAGTTGGTCTCATAAGCTTAATAACTAAGCTTAATGATCTATCGGATTACCTAAGAAGTAGGTTTCCGTTAGATGTTTCGGAGCTACCAGATTTCTGGTTAGGCTTTAAACACCAACTCCAAAACGAGTTCGGCAAAGGTCCGATTCCATCGGTCCTTCGGCGACGGGTATCGTGCATAGATACACATAATCTTGCTGAAAGTATCGGCTGTTTCGCCGACCTTGAGCAGATATGCTGTTTTCTTAAACGGTGTCTGATCGACAATTCGGAACTTGATAAGACCACTATCAACAGCTTCTATGAAACTGTTGACCGTGTCAAATCATTTAACGAATCGACGACTCGTCTTCCACTTGTGAAGGAAGCGCGACGCATTGCAAAACGTTTTGCGCGTGCACCGTTGTATGGCACTTCAGGCCGCCATGGCCCGAAGTCCACATACGAGGTTACGTATCAAAACGCAAATGCATTCTCTAAGTTACGATACCTTATTGGGGATCGTCTACTCGAGAAATACGCCGACTATCCTTACACTCGGTGCTTTGTTCCTCGCATTAGTAAGATGTCTATCGTGCCTAAATCGGCAACGAAGCGTCGCACTATTGCAAAAGAACGAACGGCACTCATGTGGGCACAGCAGGCAATAAAAGAACACCTATACAGCCACATCGATAGCGTCGAGGGTATAAATATCCACGACGACTCGATTAACGGCCATCTAGCTGTTCAAGCCAGCATCGATGGACTGCTTAGTACAATTGACTTATCTGCCGCAAGCGACAGTGTAAGTCTTCGAGCTTTTGAACTATTGTTCAAAGGATCGTGGTTGTACGATGCGATCATCGACACGAGATCAACATACGTTGAAATCGATGGTAAGCTATGCGAACTACCTATGGTAAATACCATGGGAGCAGCAACGTGCTTTCCTGTTGAAACGATCGTTTTCTACAGTCTATCGAAAGCTGTGTTGCAGCACTTCGGTTACATGGGAGACCCTTACGTTTTCGGTGACGATATTATCGTTCCGACGAAATTTGTTCAATACGTTATTGACGTACTTGAACAATGGGGGTTCGTTGTAAACCGTGACAAGAGCTTTACGAACCCAAGGCTCGCTTTTCGCGAATCTTGTGGTTGTAATGCTATCCATGGGATTGACGTAACACCAATTATGGTGTCGAAATTCCTACCGATCGCTAAAATCACAAACGGTGAATTAGTGGCGGAGAGGGTTTCACGTCGTTTCCTTATGGATAATTTTGGTAGCTTCTTAGAGTTAAGCGAACACAGTCAATTTAGGCTGTTGCGCTCTTTCATCATTCGATTGATGAGACAGTACGGAATTCCGTACTATCATCCGTCGAGAGAAAGATTCTCAGAGAGCGATCCAAATAACTTGTACAAATCTGTCGAATCCTGGTTCGTCGACCATACCAATCATGCATTAATCGTCGATACGACGACCTATGCACGTTGTGTACAATCAACGACTCGTATCCGGCAGGTTCGGTACTGCGATTTCACAGGAAATACCGATAACGAAGCATCGGAGTATCTTCGATGGTTTGTTTACTGGCATTATCCTATGTGGGACGCGGACGGATTTTACACCGGCCCAGATCAAGTCCTTCTGGGCGGTCCCAACAGGCTCGCGCTAGCTGCGATATCTTATGACTTTTCCGTTATAAGATAACAGTGAGTGGTGGTGTATCCTGTATAATATACAGATGCACTAGGTGG